CGGTTCGTCAAGAGGAATTATCTCGTTACACGACTTTGACGTTTTTCTTTAGTAAATCAACAGTGTTCTGAAATGCGCGCATGAGAACTTCAGGGTCGATGTTGAGCGGGTATACCTCTCCTGAACGCGCCATGCCTGCCATGACGCAATCGGAAATCATATCCAAGACGTCAATAAGGTTCACGTCGGTGGGAACGCCATCTGCTTCGAGTAAATGGTGTCGGTTCACCTTACGGTGATTGTCCCACCATGAATGCTCCTCGAAGCCGGTCAAGAAGTCGCGATGGAAGCCGTCAATATCGCTAATCTTGTCGTGGTCGTGAACTTCCGCCTGCGTGCAGAGCATAATGGCAAAATGCGCCATCGCTACCCCTACATCCTGAATGTGCTGGCGGCTACTTGCGAGCAATGTTTCCTTCGTCGTGTTGGCGAAGTCGCAAGTGCGCGTATCTGCGGTTGGGCTTTTCTTGATATGGATCATGTCTCACTCCCAGTAATTCATCGGTTTCTTGGCTTTCTCGCGCCGATCCGTTTCGCGAAGCATCTTGAAATGCCGCTCCATCGGGTCCAGCGTGTTGGCCAGGTCTTCAACCAGCGCTTCGTCGCGTGTCTTATTCATCGGCGTGACACCGAACGTCATTGCAAGCATATCCCCTGTGTCGGGCGATGACAAGCCCCGTTTTTTCATGTCTTCTTTGCGCTCAAGCTGGATCTGGTTCTTTGCGCTGTGATAGTACTCCGGCCCCGTCAGGTCGGCCTCAAGCTCTGGATCGTCTGGAATCTGCGCAGTGACCAGCCAGTCGCGCAGCTTGCCCCAGACCTCGGCGCGCTTGTTGAAGTACATGAACTGGTCGCCAGGGGTTGCGCCGCCGTGAAACTCTTCGATGCGGAACCATTCGGGCAGAATGATCTCTGGCGTGCCGCCAGTCTTGCGCAGCGTATGAGGTAAGCCAGCCGCTTTCCACGCCTCGGGAAGGTAGGTTCGCACATAATCCACCACGCCTCCGCCGATGCCGTCACCGTCCACCACAACCGAGCGTGGACGCTCTTGAAGAATGCGCATGATGACCTGCCGGCCAACCTGGATCGTGTCCATGCCGCGAATCTTGTCAGTTGTCACAGCGCGCAGGCCCTGCCGGTAGCCAATTACCGTCTGATCGTCGCCGAACCGCGCCACGTCCACGCTGAGGATCTTGTACGCCCTGCCCTGGTCGCCCACGTTGCGCTTGCGGGCATCTGCCACCACGTCACCGGCGATAAACTGAGAACTTCCCGCCCTGGGGAACTCTCCGCGGACGCGCACTCTTACAAAATCTGAATCCTCGCCGTAATCATCAACCCATTCGCTTAATAGCTTCTTGTTTGTGCCTTCGACCTGCCTACTATCGATCTGTTTGCGCACCCATCTATGCTTGTTCTTTCCAAAGCATTCACGAAACGCTCCGGTATTCTGCGTGGGATTGCCGAAAGCTAGGAAGATCAGGACGGTGTCCTCGTCGGTGAGCGCGCCCTCGCTTGTTTCCCAGACGATGTAGGGAATTTCGCTGGCCTCATCCATGACCAGAATCACGATTTTGCGCTTGTTGTGCAGTCCGGCGAAGGCTGCCGGGTTGTTCTCCGACCACGGCACCGCGTCAATGCGCCAAGTCTCCTCGTGTCCTTTGTCTTTAACCCCTACGCTTTCACCTTTAACCTTGAACCAGTCGGCGTTTATGAGCCTGCGGAACCATATCGCCAGCTCTGGCCAGGTCTTAGTATCGAGCTGTTTGCCGGTGTTGGCCGTGACGTTGATGCGCGCATCGACATAACAGCTCATTCCCCAACCGCAAACCATTGATATTAGAGCGCTTTTACCGACACCATGGCCGCTGGCTACTGAGATGCGCAGGGGGTCAAATCTGTTTTCGGATCGTAGATGCCGACCGATTGTTTCTAAAATATCAGCTTGCCACGCGCGCGGGCCGGATACGTCTTCCAACTCACCCGGCTCTCCCCAGGGAAACGCATAAAGCGCAAAGCCGAGTGGATCATCCGCATATTGCGCGATGTCTTCGACGACCTGCTCTGCTTCTGTCATTTGGATTTTGCGCGGTCGCGTGCCTTTTGGAGGCGATCAGCGAGGCTTAGATTTAGCTCTCCGCTGATCTCGGTCTGAATCTTGTCGCCGTAGTCCAGCGGCGCGCTTGACTTGATGCCACCGCGCAGCAGGTGCGACGCTTCCCACTTGGCCTGGTCGCAGCGGAGGCGGTTGCGCTGGATGCCAGCGGCATCAATGCACGTCTTTATGGTTCCATCCGGAAGCATCATCGTAATCAGCGGCGTCTCAGCGGCAATCTCGTTCGCATCTTCAATCCGCGATTCAACCCCGGCGCGGCGCGCTACAGCATACCGATCAGCAAATCCCTCGGTATCGCGCACAGCCCAGCGAGTCACTGTCCGGCGGCATGGATACCCATCATCAGCGCAGATCGTGCGCAGACTCTCTCCGCCGCTCATGCGCACCAGGATCTCTTCGGCGATTTCGGGATTGTAGACTTCGGCTGGCATTACTTTGGCCTCGCCAGGAACCATTGGAGGAGCGCACCGGATGTCAGGAGCGCCGCAGAACCTACCCAGCGCAGAAACGGGACAACAATTCCGGACTGGCCGCTTTCCTTTGCGTGAACGCTCTCGATTGTCGTGACGCGAGTTTCAAGGTTGGAGACTTCCTTCTTGAGCATCGGCAGATGGCCAGCGGTGAACTGGTCTTCCGGTGCGCCAAAGAGTTGGACGCTCTGCACTGACAAGCGGTTGGATATGTCCTGGAAGCGGTCAAGCAGCAGGTCTAGTTTGGTTTGCACGGGATCGCGCTGCTCGTTGTCGCCCATTCATTCCCTCAAAGGTCCGCCCCGGTGATGAGCCGGGGCTGCTCTGGACTGCTCCGCGCTCCTTTCGGGGTGCGGAATACTGCGTCGGTTGCCGCAAATCTTACTTACCCCACGCGACCAGTAGCCCGATGATCGGCTGGTATCCGGTTCCGCCCGACACGCTGGACTTGAGGAATCGCACGGACGGCATGAGGTAGTAATTGCCCTTGACGTGGATCGATGCGATACCACCGCCGGACCACTGCCAGCCGGTATTGGTGCCGCTCCAACTGATTCCAGCCGCTGTGGGCATGTAAACCGGGATGCTGCCGAGCGTAAAAACCTTTTGCGCAATGCCGACGCCGATGTTGCTCGTGACCGTAAACGGTTTGAGCGTGGCTGGCAGCGCATCGATGGCTGTAAATGCGTAGGTACCCGCGCTGTTGAGCGAGTGCGCATATAGCGCGGTGCCGGCGACAGATGGGCTGGCATTGATCGAGTAGGACGCTCCAGCGGCGTAGATGTTTTGCACCCCGGTTGGGGTGGTGACCGTCTGCGCTTGTGCGCTCACTGGCCATAGCATCGACCCAGCCAGGATCATCAGCACGATCATGCCGGGTTTGGTGGCAGTACTCGGCGCGCTCGGCAACGCATCTGGCGCGGGGAGCGCCGATGGCAATAAGGCATGGCCGATGGTGAGAATGACGTTGAGTCCGGCCAGCACCCACATCAGCCAGCCAGTGTTAGCCATGTTGGCGGAAATAAAGTGCGCAGCGCCAAAAGACGCGAGCGCCTGGGCGATCAGTGAGCCGATCTGCGTGAGCTTGACAGGTGACATTTTGCCTCCATTTTGCGCGTAAAGCGCGGAAAGTTTGTTGTAAAGCGTGTTGAGCGTTGCAAGGAACCGAATCTTTTGGATTAGCGACAAGCCCATCTTACACGACCTCCAGCACGCTGCACACACTCAGTCCGTGCGCGATCTGGTCGCGGATGAAGCGCGGGGCGACAATGCAGCCCTCGCTCGCTGTGTGGTTCAGCGCCTGGTTGTCGCCGTGGATCATAAAGCCCGAGCGCCCAAACGTGTGCGTATCAACGCACGGCGTGAGATGCGCCACGACAGGACCCTTGCCGCCCGGATCGTCATGGAACGTCCCAATCGTCCACGCGCCGCGCGGAATCGGGCCGTGCATCGGGGCGCTTTCCATCGCGGGATTGTTAAGCCCCGCGCCATTGCCTGAGTAGCCGTCGCCCAGCTTGAAGCCGGTGGGGCTCTCGATCAGGCCGGTATCCGAGTGGTATTTCCAGGCGCTGCTTTCCATGGCCGAATTATAGCGCACGCCCATTTGCGTCGGCGCATCTTTTTGCGCCGACAATGCTTTTGCTCTTGTACTACTGTCCCTGTACCTGTTCGTGTATGTGTATGTGTGTAGGCGGAGCGTGACGGTCATCGCACGGTGACCGTACAGTGAGCGCACGGTGACCGTTAAATATAGTGATACGATGGGCGCATGAGCGATCAGCCTGCAATCCACGTCGGCGCAAAGGTGCTCCTGCTATCCTGCCCGGACTCCGGCCAGCCCGGCACTGTGCTGCGCATCGAGCGCGGCAAGCTGGCTGTGCTGTGGGCCGATAT